TAACCAGAGAAAACTGGAATGGTGAAAAGTTTGATGGTAATGGATACACTGGTGTAACTGCTGATGCTACAAAACAGCAGATGATTTCCATTAACTATGAATGGTATGGTGCAGGTGGTGTAACATTTAATTGGTTAATGAAAAATGAGACTATTGTTAGCCATGAATTTGAGAACTCAAATGTCAATGATTTAGTTTGGTGTAGAAGTCCATTCCTTCCAATTCGTTGTGAGATTGAGAATGTGACTGGTGTTGCTGGAACTCATTATCTTTATCAGGGCTCTAACTCTCTGATCCAAGAAGGTGAACCAGAAAAACTTGGTACTTTGTTGAGTATCTCAAATCCCATTACAGGGACAACTTTGACTAACGCAAACACCTTCTATCCAGTAATCAGTTTGCGTCTTAAGACATCTGCACTTCAGGCAGTTATGTTACTGAGATCTCTGCAGGCAGTAACGAACGATAACACGAATGTCTATTGGAGACTTTACCAGAACTCAACTTTGACTGGTGCGAGTTGGGCAGATCATCCAGATCCAAACTCCTTTATGCAATATGATACTACAGCAACTGCACTCACTGGAGGAACAACACTCCTCTCAGGATTTACGATTGCTGGTGGTGCTTCTTTGGTTGATGTTGATGATAAAGCAGCACTGCAGATTGGAAGATCTGGTATTGGTACAATCAGCGATACTTACACTCTTGCTTGTGCAGCTCCTAATGTCAACAAAGCAGCACTTGCGGTACTTAACTGGATTGAACAAAGGTAATTTATTATGAGTGACAACATTTATCTTGGTAATCCTAATCTAAAAAAAGCAAATACTCCCGTTGAGTTCACGAAAGAACAAATCAAGGAGTTTATTAAGTGTAAGCAAGATCCTGTTTACTTTGCTCAGAACTATGTAAAGATTGTTTCTCTGGACGAAGGTCTTGTACCATTTGATATGTACAAGTTCCAGAAGAAACTAATCAGGAACTTCCATAACCACAGATTTAATATCTGTAAGATGCCACGTCAGACTGGTAAATCTACGACGTGTGTGTCTTTCCTTTTACACTATGCCGTCTTCAATGACAATGTAAACATTGGTATTCTGGCAAACAAAGCTGCAACTGCTAGAGAACTTCTCGGTAGATTACAAACTGCTTATGAGAACTTGCCTAAATGGATGCAGCAGGGTATACTATCATGGAACAAAGGTTCGATGGAGTTAGAGAATGGCAGTAAGATACTGGCAGCTTCTACATCTGCGAGTGCTGTCCGAGGCATGTCGTTCAATATCATCTTCCTCGATGAGTTCGCATTCGTCCCTAATCACATCGCTGACTCCTTCTTTGCATCTGTTTATCCTACTATTACTTCTGGTAAAAGCACAAAAGTCATCATCGTCTCAACGCCGCATGGCATGAATCATTTCTACCGTATGTGGCATGATGCCGAACGGAATAGAAATGAATATGTCGCAACTGAGGTTCACTGGTCTGAAGTTCCTGGAAGAAATGCGAAGTGGAAGAAGCAAACTATTGCCAACACTTCAGAAGAACAGTTCCGTGTTGAGTTTGAATGTGAGTTCCTTGGATCTGTTGATACATTGATCAGTGTGTCGAAGTTGAAGACACTGGTCTATAATGATCCAATCAAAAGAAATGCTGGTCTAGACATTTATGAGAACCCGAAGGAAGACCACAACTACATCATTACGGTCGATACAGCTCGTGGAATCGATGGTGATTATTCTGCTTTTATTGTATTTGACATAACGAACTTCCCATATAGAGTAGTAGCAAAATATAAAAACAATGAAATCAAACCGATGCTGTTCCCAAGCATCATTCATGATATTGCCAAGGCATATAACTATGCTTACACACTGATCGAAGTCAATGATATTGGTGACCAAGTAGCATCCATTCTCTTCTTTGACCTTGAGTATGAGAATGTGTTGATGTGTGCTATGCGTGGTCGTGCTGGTCAGATTGTTGGTTCTGGTTTCTCTGGTAAGAAATCTCAACTTGGTGTCAGAATGACATCGGCAGTTAAAAAGTTGGGTTGTTCTAACCTCAAGACTTTACTTGAGGATGACAAACTGATGACAGTTGACTATGATATCATCGCAGAGTTAACTACATTCGTTCAGAGAAAGAATACATTCATGGCAGAAGAAGGTTGTCACGATGACCTTGCCATGTGTCTTGTTATTTTCTCTTGGTTAGTAGCACAAGACTACTTCAAAGAGATGACTGAGCAGGATGTTCGGAAGAAGATCTATGAAGAACAAAAGAACCAGATTGAACAAGATATGGCTCCATTTGGATTTGTTTTGGACGGCATTCACAATGATGATGGTTTTGTAGATAGTGAAGGAACTAGATGGAGTTCTGGTGCTGAGTATGGTGATATGTCATATATGTGGGAATATCACTGATGGATTTTGATGAAGAGTTTGAACTAGAACATCTTCTCTTCCATCACAGAAAGTGTAGATCTTGCTTTGAAGTAAAAGATCTCATGTCAGATTTTTACAAAACAAGAAGGGGTAGTGGTCCCTCTGCTTATTCATATGAGTGTAAGCAATGCACCAAAAAACGGATTCTCAATGCGAGAAAAGCGGAGCAGAAAGTCAGGGAATGGGAATATCCTGACTGGTAGTGTGTTCATTCACTGTTTCCCCAATGTAAACATACCAAATAATAAATAACTCTAGCATTATTTGGATTTCATAGGGAGAGAAAGATGCCGCTGAACTTAGCATCTCCTGGTATTGTCGTAAGAGAAGTAGACCTTACTTCTGGAAGGGTTGATCCTACCTCAGATAAGTCTGCTGGTATTGTTGCCCCCTTTGCGAAAGGACCAGTAGAAATTCCAACATTAGTCGAAACTGAAGCAGATCTGCTGAACACTTTCGGTGAGCCATACACTGCTAATAATCACTACGAGTATTGGTATACTGCTTCTTCTTATCTTGCCTATGGTGGGGTACTGAGAGTAGTAAGATCCGACAACTCTGGGTTAAGCAACGGTCTTGTCGGTACTGCCACAACAGTAAAGATCAAGAGTGCTGATGACTATGTAAACCAAGGATACGATACAAACACCATTAATGGTGTTACTGCTATCGCACAGAATCCTGGAACATGGTCAAACGGAGTCAAAGTTGCCTTCATCGATGGAAGAGCAGATCAGATTCTGACTGGTTATTCTGGAACATCTGTTACTATTGGATACGGTGTAAGTCAGAAAGTTCCTGCTAACACAGTTGTTCCTGGTCTTGGCACAACTTCTGTTTTAGACGGTTACTTCAAAGGTATCATCACCAACGTTGGTGCTGGTACAAGCCTCGAAGTTAAGTTTACTCACCACGTTTCTTCTGCTGGAACTGTAACTGCCTACGATTATCAACCAGGTGGTACATACAGATTTGCCAATGCTGGTGTCGGAACTTCTGGAACCGATTCTGCAACAGGTCTGTACATCTTTGATAACGGTGGAAACCTAATGGGTATTTCCACTTATACTGCTCAGCAAGATTGGTTCGATCAGCAAGAAATCACATTGACATCTGGTAATGTCAAGTGGAATAGAATTGCTGAAAGACCTACTACAACTGCTTATGGTGCTGATCGCAACGCAAGAAACGACGAACTCCACGTTGTAGTTTACGACGATCTCGGAAAAGTTTCTGGAAACCCTGGAACTATTCTTGAGAAGCATCTGAGCTTGTCTAAGGCAACTGATGCTGAGTTCTCTGCTGGCACTGCTCAATACTGGAGATCCTGGTTACAGTTTAACTCCACAAACATCTTTGGTGGTGGTCAACCTCTCGGTGTTACCACAACTGGTTTTGCTGCCAATGCTGGAACTGGTTATGGTTTGTTTGCCGATGGTGGTTGGGATCAAAAAGCACCCGATATCGTATTTGATGGATACGGTGCCGTAACATCCACTCTTGCTAACGGTAAGGATTATGGTGGTACAACTGGAATCACCACAAACTCTGGTCTTGAAGTTAATGTTGGTGATCTGGCAACTGGTTACGACCTGTTCGAGAATCCAGATGACTACAACATCGACTTCCTGCTGATGGGCTCTGGTGCTCACGGTAGGGAAGAGACTCAAGCAATTGCTAACAAAATCATTGCTATTGCTGAGGAAAGACAGGATGTAGTCGCATTTGTTTCTCCTTATCGTCAAGCATTCCTCTCTGATGGTGCTTCAATTTCTCTGAACTCCACTTCTACAATTACCGATAATCTGGTAAGTTACTACTCTGCTATCACATCGTCTTCTTATGCGGTGTTCGATAGTTCTTACAAGTATACTTACGATAGATTCGGTGATACTTTCCGTTACATCCCAATGAACGGAGACCTTGCTGGAACATGTGCTAGAAACGACATCAATAACTTCCCCTGGTTCTCTCCCGCAGGAACTTTAAGAGGTGCTATCCTGAATGCCGTTAAGTTGGCATACAACCCAACCAAGGCACAAAGAGACACCCTGTACTCCAATAGAATCAACCCAATTGTATTCTCCCCTGGATCTGGTATCGTCCTCTTTGGTGATAAGACTGGTCTGGCAAGAGCATCTGCCTTTGATAGAATCAACGTTCGTCGTTTGTTCATCTATCTGGAAAGAGCAATTTCTGCTGCTGCCAGAGATCAGATGTTTGAGTTCAACGATGAAATCACAAGAACAAACTTTGTTAGTATTGTTGAACCTTTCCTCCGTGATGTACAAGCTAAGAGAGGTATTACTGACTTTGTTGTCAGATGTGATGAGACGAATAACACTGCTGCTGTTATCGATAACAACGAATTTGTTGCCGATATCTACATCAAACCAAATCGTTCCATCAACTTCATTGGTCTGACCTTCGTTGCCACTCGCACGGGTGTCAGTTTTGACGAAGTTCTCGGAGTTTAATTTAATAAAGAGGTAACAAACCGATGGCGGACTTAATTCAACAACAGAATCCCCCAAAAACAGCTGACAGGACTATTGATAGATTTAAGAGCAGATTGTCTGGTGGCATTGCCAGACCTAATCTGTTTGAAGTTGTTCTGACCTTCCCTGATGATGTAGTTGACCCCAGTGTCAACGATCTTGAGTCAAAAGCAAGATTCCTTGTAAAAGGTGCTGCTCTTCCTGCTTCTATCATCACTCCCATCAGTGTTCCTTTCAGAGGTCGTCAACTGAAAATCGCAGGTGATAGAACGTTTGATGTCTGGACAGTTACAGTTCTCAACGATACCGACTTCGCAATCCGTTCTTCCTTCGAAAGATGGATGAACTCTATTGCTAAGGTATCTGATAACTCTGGTAACACAAACCCAGTTGATTATCAGACAGATGCTATTGTTCACCAACTTGGTCGTGCTCCCGTAAGTGGTGGTGCTGGTGCTCAAGAAAGTGCTGTTGATCAGCCTATCCTGAGAAGTTATCAGTTCCATGGAGTTTGGCCAACAAACATTTCTGCCATTACACTCTCTTATGATAGCACCGATGCTATCGAAGAGTTTGATGTAGAACTTCAGGTTCAGTGGTGGGAAGCTGTTGGAAACGGTGGTGCGATTGCCTGATAAATAGGAGAATAGAACGCACACTTTAATATGGCAAGGCTCTTTGGTTTCTCTATTGAGGACAACGAGGATAAATCTAAAAGTATAGTCAGTCCCGTCCCCCCGACAAACGAGGATGGGGCTGATTTTTACGTATCCACGGCTTTCGGTAGTCAGACCATTGATCTTGAGGGTGTTTATAGAAGTGAGTATGAACTTATTCGTAGATATCGTGAGATGGCACTTCATCCAGAGTGCGATCAAGCAATCGAAAACGTAGTTAATGAAGCTATCGTCAGTGACCTTGATGATTCTCCAGTTGAGATTGATCTTAATAATCTGAAAGCAAGTGACGGTATCAAAGATAAGATTAGAAAAGAATTCAAGCATATCAAAGATCTGTTAGATTTCGACAAGAAG